CGGATATCGTCGAGGTCGGACCACGGCCCGGGCGGCGACTTCCAGGGCGGCGGGCGGCGGATTTCGACGCGCTGGGCGAAAAGGTTGTAGGCGAGGACGTCTTTGAATTCGGGCGCGAGACGCAGCGCGGTCACCGCGTTTTTCGAAATACTGGCTTGGATTTTGCCTCGATCGGTGCGCACGAGTTCCTCCTTCCAGTTCCAGCGCAGGGCCTGCTGGTAAAGCTCGAGAAAGGCCTGGAGACCGGCCGCGGCCAGGTAATCGTCGACGCCGTTCACCTCGGTCCCGTCGGGCGCCTTCGCCGGCAGCTCGAGCAGATAAACCTCGGAGCCGCGGCCGGTTAGCTCGCGCGCCAGGCCGCCGCGCGCGCGGATCACCTGTTCGTTGGTTTTGGCGTTGGAGTCGAAGGCGAGGATGGCGCGCCGGCCGCCGTTCCATTTCACGCGGTCGAAATCGGGAATCACGCCTTTGACGGGGACGCGCTTGCCGCTTTGGTTCGAGGCCGCGCCGATGACGCCCTTCCAGCTCCAGACGCCGGCGATCGCCACCGCGAAAAAGAGCGGGCGGCCGTTTTTGGCGGCTTCGAAAGCGGCGCGCTGCGCGGCGAGACATTTTTTCTCGCCTTCGGTAACTAGAATCGGGATGGTCGGATCGTCGAACCACGCCTGGTCGGCGAGCGGCCAGTAGAAGCGATTGCGCTGGCCGGGCGGCGAGAGGTATTTGCCCGCCGGCTTGCCGCGGGCGTCGAGCGGCGGGTGATCGAGGCGCAGGCGTTCGGCGACGATCTGGCGCGAGGCCGGATCGATGTAGGGGAAGACGAGGCCGGCGTAGTCGCCGGCCCCGTTGCGGCCCACGCGCTCGCGGCCCTCGAGCGAGTCGGCGCGCCAGAGGCCGGCGGACTCGGCGTATTCGCGCGAAATGTAGCAGCGTTCGAGGGCGCGATAGTCCTCGTCCGAGAGTCGCAAGGGCACCTTGGCCTCCTAGAACGGGATGTCGTCGTCGCCGGCGGGGCGGAATTCGGGGCCGCCGGTTTGGAGCGTGGTAGAGGAGCCGGTTTGGATCGTGGACGGGACGGCCGGGCTCTCGCCGCCGCCGCCCGGGGCGATGACGCTGAAGCCGGGCGGCAGGCGCCGCGGCGCTTCGCTTTCGTCGACGATTTCGTAGGCGCTGGCGTCGATGACGGCCGGCTTGAGGACGCTGCGCATGCGCTGATTGAAGGCGGAGAAGGCGGCGAGGTTCTTTTCGTCGAGGCGCTTGCCCAGGCGGAAGACGATTTTGGCGTAGTCGATCTGGTCTTCGCTTTGCGCTTTTTCGAGCGTGATTTCGGTCGTGGCGCCCCAATAGCGGGCGCGCGCCGAAAGCAGCGTGAGCGTGTATTGGCCGAAGGCCTTGACGCTGGTGGGCGGCACGTTGAGCAGATGCGGCAGCAGCTCGCCCTTGAGCAGAAATAGAATCTGGCGGACGTCTTTGCAGGCCTGGCCGTTCGAGGGCGAGCCGTCGGCGCGGAAGCCAGAGCCGAAGCGCGCGTAGGGGCATTTGGCGCATTCGCCGCCGGGGTCGCCCATGCCCACGAAGCCGTCGATCGAGGTGCAGTCGGGCGGTTTTTTGCCGGCGTTGCGCGATTTCCAATAAACCCGCGCGGAGCGGTAGGCGATCACCACGCCCTCTAGTTTTTTCACGAGTTCCTCGCCGCCCGCGGTGTCGACGCGGAAGGCGAGCGCGCCGCCCGAGGCCACGCGGATGCGCGGCAGCTCGAGGATAGGCAGGCCGCCGCCGTCGGCCAGGCGTTCGTCGAACAGGGCGAGCACGCCGCCCGGGTCCTCGGTCAGCGGAAACTCCGCGACCTCCGGTTCGGGCGGAAGAATCTCGTGAGGTTTTTCGTTCGTTTTTGGCATTCGCTTATCTCCTTACGGCTTGAATCCGGTAGCTGGGTTTGATTTCGAGCACGGCGATCAGCGGGGGCGGCAGGATCAGCGGCAAAGCGCCGTCCTCGTCGGCCAGAACGTTGTGCTCTTTTTCGAGATCGCGCACGTATTTGGTGAGCGACCGCGTGTTGAATTGTTCTTGAACGTAGTGGCCCATGCCGCACTCTTTGAGCGCGCGGCAAACGTCGTTGCGGCTATAGCCGAATTTGGGATAGACCCACGGTTCGCGATGCGGCGAAATGGTATAGCCGCCCAGGCGAACCATCTCGTAGCCGCCCTCGCCCAGGTAGGCGAGCAGCTGCGGCTCGAGCGCCTTGAGGGCGGCCTCGACGTCGGTCAGCTCGTCGGAGAGCGTGCGCTTGCGCGCGATGAGCGAGACGTAGCGCTCGAAGGCGGCGTATTCGGGCTTGCCGGCGTCGATATCGTCGGCGGCGTGGCGGGTGTTCGGCATCTAGTTTTTCCTCAGGCCTTTCAGCACGCTTTGCACAAGATCCTGGCGGGCCAGGACCGCGCGCAATACGTTCGGGTCGATGGAGTTGCGGATTTCCAGGTGGTAGAAAGCGCAGGGCCGCTTTTGCGGCGGGCGCAGAATGCGCGCGCGGCTTTGCTCATAGAGCATGAGCGAGTAGCCGTGCGAGTAGTAGACGCCGAGACGCGCCCGGGTCATGTCGAGGCCTTCGGAGCCGGACTGCATCTGCACCGCGAGCACGGTGGGATCGTCGGCCGCGCCGCGTTTCCAGGCGGCGAAGTCGTCGCGCGCGCCGGAGACTTCGGCGGAGGCTAGTCCGTTCGCCGCGGCGGCGCGGTGGATGGCGGCGAGATCGGCTTTGTAGACGGCGAAGACGACCACGGGCTCCTGGCCGATGTCGGCGAGAAAGTCGGCGAGCAGCCGTTCTTTCGCCTGGTCGACCACGGTAGGCCGCAGCTGGGCGTCGGGGAGCGAGCCGCCGGTGATCTGCTGCAGGCGCATGAGGCGCACCATGGAGTTGGCCGCGGTGACGGGGATGCCCTTGCCGTCCATGTCGCGGATCCAGGCGACCATCTCGTTTTCCATTTCGCGGTAAACCCGCGCGCCCTCCGGGGTGAAGTCGCACTCGAGCGTCTCGTCGATCGCCTCCGGCAGGTCGAGAGCTTCAGGTCCGACTTGAAAGGCGATCGAGCCGAATTTTTCGTAGAGCTGATCGAGATCGCGCCAGCCTACGATTTCCTTGTTGAAGTAGCCGCCCATTTTGGCGTGGCGGACTTTGAAGGAGCCGAAAGTCGGATCGAGAATATTGCGATCGAGAAAACGGAACTGGCCCCAAATGTCGAGCGGCGTGTGCGGCATCGGCGTGCCGGTAAGGCCGAGGCGAAAGCGCGTGTTCAGGCCCAGCCGCGCCATGAAGCGCGACGTGCGCCCGGCCGCTTCCTTGCAGCGATGAATTTCGTCTGCGACAACCGCCGGCCAGGGAATTCTTAACGCCCAGCCGGCGAAGGGCTCAATACGGGCCGACTCGTAGTTGACGCATACGATCAGGCGCTGGTCGCGTTGCCGCGCCCACGCATACATATCGCGCGCCAGCGCCATTTTGTCGCGCACGCTGCCGACGCGATCGTCGAGCGCGGCGAACTCCCAGCCCCTAGCGGAGTATTGCGCAAATTGCGCGCGCCAGACTTCGATCACGCGCACCGGACAGACGACGAGCGCCAGGCGGACGTCGAGATCGTCGATCAGCTCGATCGCGAGGCGCGTCTTACCGGCGCCCATCACCATGGCGAGCAGAATTCCGCGGCGGTTTTTACGCCACAGCTCATGAGCGAACTCGCGGCCTCGCTCTTGATGAGCCCACGGCGCGCTAGTCGCGGTCATGAAGAGCCTTCTCGGCGCGCACGTAGGCTTCGGACAAGGCTAGTCGGAGAAAGAAGCAGCTGTCCGGTTGGGCTGAGAAATTGGCTCGAGCAATTCTGAAGAGAAAACGGAAGGCTATGCCGATCTCGTCAGGCGCAAGGAAAACTTGCTCAAGGCGTCTGACAAGCTCCTCGATACTATCGTTTGATTGCTTAGAGCGTCCCACTCGTACTAGAGCGTCGTCTTGCGCTTTCGAGTGCTCTAAAGCATCTTTATTGATGTTTTTATTTCTTTTTTGGCTTAAACTGCTTTCTAGTGAAAGCGGGCGGGCGTAGTGATCCTGCATGACGTCAGTTCCTTTCGCTGGGCTGCCGGGTTTGCCTTGGTCGGGAGGCCCGGCAGCGCTGTTATGACGAATCGATGATGATTCTGATCGAAAGACGAAATCGAGTCAAGAGGGGAAATAAACGAACTCGATTCGAGGGGCTCTTTCAAACAAAAAACGAACGAACAACGAGCAATGAAAAATGAAGAAAATTAAAACGGCGTCTGTCGCGCCGCCGCCGGATGTGAAGTCAGCAGCGAAGTCAACGGGTCCGACTAAGAAAGTCAAGAGCCGCCGCGGCCGTAAGAAGGAGCGAACTCAAATCAGCGTGCGTATCGACAAGGCGCTTATGGATCTCGCCTATCGAAACATCGAGACCACGGGCATGCGCATTACCGACTTAGTCGAGAGGGGTTTGTTGCTGGCTATTCGCGAGCTGGGCTGTATTGAACCCTTAGCTCATCACGCGCGCTTGATTCTTCACGACGAGGGCGTCGAGTTTTCGCGGTTCATCTTGAACGCGAACGCCATTTTGCGGTTTCCCGAGGTGCGGAAACTTTCAGCGGCGGAGGAGGAGTCGCGGGAATTTTTCGTGACGCTTGCGGCGAGAGTGCGGGAGTGGCCCGACGTGAACCGTGTCTTGAGTTTGATGGGAACGCCGCGCGACCCGGACGCCGCGGGAGCGTAATGCGCTTTTGGAGCGATTGGCCTTATTCGTATGGCATAATCGCTGCAAATGCTTTCGAGAGAGCGGCGCCGGGAGAAGGTTCGAAAAACTCTCCACGAGTTTAAGTCGGGCGCGCTGCATAGCGGCCCGAAGCGAGGCCCGCTAGTCAAGAACCGCCGGCAAGCGGTAGCGATCGCGCTCAATCAAGCGCGGAGGAAGCCATGAGCGCGCCCGCGCCTCCTTCCTGGCCGGTCTTCGACGTCGCCGAAATGGCGCAGGAGGCGAGCGAGCAGGCGGGCGTCGAGTTTCGCTCCGGCTACTCGCTGCGCACGGCGCGCCGGTCGCTTGAGCTGCTTTCGATCGAGTGGGCGAACCGCGGTCTCAATCTGTGGACGATCGAAGGCCCGGACGCCATTGAACTCATCCCCGGCGAGCCGGAGTATCCCCTGCCCGACGATACCGTCGACCTGGTGGAGCACATTGTCCGCACCTGGTGGACGGATCCGCCGGCGCGCGGATCGGCGCGTTGGCGCGCCGCGCTCGGCCGGCGTCACGAGACGGAGCGCGACGCGCTGCCCGGCTACGAATTCACAGACCTGCCGATCGACCGCATGACGCTGCCCGAATACGCGGCGATCCCCAACAAGTACGCGCCCGGGCGGCCGACGATTCTCAACATGCGGCGCGAGATTCATCCCTACTTCCGCGTCTGGATGGTTCCGCCGGCGGGCGGGGTGACGTATCACCTGCTCTACTGGCGGCTGCGGCGCATGCAGTCGGTGGGCGCGGGCGGCGCAGGCGTGGCGGAAATTCCGTGGCGCTTCATTCCGGCGATGATCGCGGGGCTCGCCTATTACCTCGCGCTCAAGAGCAAGGATCCGCAGGCGCTGCAGCGCGCGCCGATTCTGAAGGCGGCCTACGAAGAGCAGTTTATGCTCGCGAGCGACGAGGACCGCGATCGCGCGGCCTTCCGCTTTGTCCCCGGAGGGTACGAACGGATTGGGGCGTAAAACGAGATGGCGCATGCGTCGAAATTCGCGACCGGCAAATACGCCTGGGGTATCTGCGACGTATGCGGCGAGCGCTACAAGCTGCTCGAGCTGAAAGACGTCGCCGTGCGCGGCCGGGCTACCGGCCTGCTGGCGTGCCCGACGTGTTGGGATGAGGATCATCCGCAAAATTTCTTGGACCGTTACGTGACGACGGACCCGCAAGCATTGCGTCGCGCGCGGCCCGACACCGGCCTGGCGGCGTCGAGAACGCTCTACCCGCCGGGCAATTGGATCAATGGCCTGCCGCCGACGGCGGAGCAACAAGCGGCGATGGAGCTGCTGAAAAACGAGGAGGTAGGGAGATGAGAATGCGAGGCGGCGTTCGCCGCTTTCAAGACGGCGGCGTGAATCCCGCGGCGACGGCGGGCGGACTAGGCGCGTTGGCTCCGGGGGCCGGCGGCGGCGCGCCAGGCCTTAATCCACAGGCGATTCAACAGGCTTTGCAACAGCGCCGCATGAATGGCGGGATGCCGCCGCAAATGCAAGGCGCGCCCGGCATGCCTCCGGGGCCCGGTCCGGGCATGCCGCCGGGGCCGCCGCCGGGGCCGCCGCCGCAACAGTCCTTAGCCGGGGCGCCGCCGATGCCAGGCGGCCCGGGCATGGGGTTGCCGCCAGGCGGGGCGCCGCCGATGCCCCCCGGAGCCGGGGCGCCCCCCGGGGCCGGCATGCCCCCCGGCGTACCCCCGGGGATGAACCCCCAGATGAATCCGCAGGTCGCCGCCATGATGGCGCAGCGTATGGGCGGAGCGCCGCCGCAGCGGCCGATGCCGCCGGGCGCGATGCCGGCCGCATCGCTGCAGGGCATGGCGAAGGGCGGCGCCGTCGACGATGGCGACGCGAAGGAAAAGAAATCGCGCCGGAAATTTGGCGCGAAGGAAGAAGCCGCCGAAGACATTCCCGAGGCGCCCGCGAAGAAAGCCAAAGGCGGAGCGATCAAACATCGTAAGCCCAAGGCCAAGGCGGCGCCGATCCCGATGACGCCAGGCGATCAGGACTCGATTCCGGCTTCCCTGCCGCCGGGCCTCGCTGCTGCTGCAGGCCCCGCGGCCGGGCCGCCTCCGCCAGCTGGGCCGCCGCCGGGGTTGAAGAAAGGCGGCAAGCTCAAGAAGAAAGCCAAGGCCGCGCACGCGCACAAGAAACCCGTGCGCAAAGCCAAAGGCGGCGAGTGCGACAAGATGGCCGCCGGCGGCGCGATGAAAGTGCGCCGCGGCTTCCCCAACGTCAACGCGGCGCCCAAAAAGAAAGGCTACGCGCAGGGCGGCAAGGTGCGCGGCGCGGGCGCGGCGACCAAGGGAACGCGGTTCCAGGGGATCTTCTAACTAGCGGGGTTCTAGTTTGAACTACGTGCAGCTGCGGGCGGCGATCCAGGAGTATTCGGAAAACTTCGAGGCGTCGTTCGTCGACAATGTCGATAACTTTATCCGCCTGGCGGAGAGCCGGATTCTGCTGCGCGTGAAGCTGCCGAAGTTCCGCAAGGACGTGACCGCCAATTTGACGGGGCCGAATCCGCTGCCTTCGCGGCTGCTTTCGGTCCCGTGGGATTTTCTCGCGCCCGACTCTCTCTCGACGATCACCCCGACGGGCCTGGTGGCCGCGGTCAACAAGGACCCCGAATTCATCGACGAGTGCTATCCCGATCCGCGCGAGACGGGAGTGCCGCGGTTCTACGCGCAGCTCAACGAGACCACGCTCAAGCTCGGCCCCGCGCCCGACGCCAACTACGTGGCGCAGATGGGCTACTTTTACCAGCCGCCATCGATCGTCGATACGGGCACGAACTGGCTGGGCGACCACCTCAGCCACGCACTAATTTCGGGCGCGCTGGTCGAGGCCTGTATTTACATGAAGACGGAAGACAACCTCTACGTGCGCTACAGCCAGGCGTTCGATAAGGACGTGGGGATGGACGACGCTTACGCCAAGGGCCGCACGAAGAAAGACACCTACGAGGAGCCGGACACGAGGGCGCGAGTATGATTTCGGGGTCTGCGGTCTGCTCTAGCTTCAAACTAGAGCTGCTAGAAAAAATGCATAATCTGCTGGTCGATCAGATTATGATCGCGCTCTATTCCTCGGCGGCGACGATCTCCGCCGATACGACGGCCTACGTCACGGATGGCGAGATTTCCGGGCCGGGTTATGTGGCGGGCGGGCGGCGGCTGCTGAACCCGCAGCTATTGGGGCCGGTCGCGCGCGTGGCTTACGCAACTTTTAGCGACGCGGTGTGGCCGGGCTCGACGCTCACCGCCCGCGGCGCCCTGATCTACAACCAGTCGGCGCAGCAGCGCGCGATCGCGGTGCTCGATTTTCTCGCCGATCAGAGTTCGAACGCCGGCAATTTCACGGTAAAGTTTCCGCCGCCGGGGCCGTCAACGGCGCTCATTCGATTGTCATGACGCCCGCGCCTCGTTTCGATGTTTTGGTCAACGTTTATTTGCCGGGGATGTTTCTCTCTCTGGGCTCCGTGCAGGCGCAGCCGTATTGGGCGAACCCGGCCGCGGTCCAGCCGCTTCGCTGGCAGCCGCAGGGCGTGAAGGCGACGAAATGGGGCGCGCCGCCGCCGCCGCCGGCCGCGGATTGGAGCTAGTTTATGCCTTCGACTTACACGACGAATCTCGGCATCGAGAAACCCGCGACCGGCGAGCAGGGGGGCGTGTGGGGAATTACGGCCAACGGCTCTTACGATTTCCTCGACCAGGCGATCGACGGAAACTTAACGATCGCGCTTTCCGCGTCCTCGTATAACTTGAATACGCAACAGGGCGCGGCCAGCCAGGGGCGCAACAAAATTATCATTTTCAACGGCGCCCTGACGCAAGACTCGACCATCAACATCACGCCCAACACGGCGCAGAAAATCTACTTCGTCACCAACAACACCACGGGCGGCTTCAATGTTCGATTGCAGCAAGGCTCGGGCTCCGTCTTCGTTTTGCAGCCGGCCCATTCGGCGATGGTCTATTGCGACGGCCTTGGCAATGCGGCGTCGGTGAACGGCGCGAACTATAATCCGCAATTCGGCTCGGTGCTGATCACCGGCTCTCTGACCGTGTCGGGCGCAATCAGTTTCACGCAGGCGGCGACGTTCGCGCAGTCCGCAATATTCAACGGAGCGGTGGCGCTCAACGGAACGACGACCGCGACCGGGCTCGTCATCAACACGCAAGGCTCGGCCGCCGCGGCCTACGATCTGTACTACCGCGCGCCGGGCAGCGGATATGCGACGCCGCTGCCAATCGGCACGCCGGGTCAGGTGTTGCAGGTAGCCAATACCGGGGTGCTCGCCTGGGCCAGCGTCGCGCTGGGGGTAGGATCGGGCATCTCCGGCGCGGCGGCGCTCGAAGTTTTCTATGCGTCGCCAACGGGTGCGCTGGCGCAGGACGGAAACTTCAGCTGGAATCCCGGGGTAGGCCTTGGCGTTGGATTGCGTGCGGCATATCCATTGCACATTGGCGGGGCTTTCCAGCCGCAGGTCTGGCTCGACGCCGCGGCGGCCGCAACGCGCCAAATGGTCTGGGCCACGTCCGGCGTGCCGCGGTGGGCGATCTCTTCGCCCAACTCGAGCGAAACCGGCGGCAACGCTGGGAGCAATCTAGGCGTTGCTAGCTTTAGCGATGGCGGCGGCCAACTTGGCTGGGCAATGATGCTTTTCCGCGCAACCGGCCACGTTTCGATCGGAACCAGCGCCGACGGCGGCTCTCAGCTCTTTGTGCAAAACGCTGTGCCAGGCGCGGCCGCCATGATCGTGCGCGGCGCGGCGGGCCAATCGCAACCGCTGCAAGTTTGGCAGAACTCGGCTGGCACGACGCTAGCTTCAATCGATCAAAACGGAGTACTCACCAGCGCCGGCGCCGGCGGCGGCGGGGCTTACCTCTCGCTCAATTCGCAGGGGCGATTGGATATCTCGGGGACGGTC